GGCCCTGCGGGTGCGGGTGCGCCCTCACCGCGAAGACGTCGATGGGCTACTCGGCCGTCCAGTTCGTCGAGGACGTCCTCGGGTTCACGCTCATCCCGTGGCAGCGGTGGCTGCTGATCCACGCGCTTGAGGTGCGCCCCGACGGCCGGTTCCGGTTCCGGACCGTCCTGATTCTCGTCGCCCGCCAGAACGGCAAGACCTCCCTGGTCGAGGTCAAGAACCTGTGGAAGATGTTCGTCCTGCAGGTACCGATGGTGATCGGGACCGCGCAGATCCTCGACTACGCGGAGGAGTCCTGGGACAAGGCCGTCGAGATCGTCGAGTCGATCCCGGAACTCGCCGCGGAGATCGCGCACGTCGACCGGACCAACGGCAAGAAGGCCCTGAAACTGTCCAACGGGTCCCGGTGGAAGATCGCCGCAGCGTCCCGCAAGGGCGGCCGGTCACTGTCCGGCGACGACGTCAACCTCGACGAACTCCGCGAGCACCACACCTGGGAATCGTGGGCCGCGGTCACGAAGACGACGATGGCGAAGCCGAAAGCGCAGGTGTGGGCGTTCTCCAACGCGGGCGACGACCGGTCGATCGTCCTCAACGACCTGCAGGAGAAGGCCCGCGCCGCCGTCGAGAGTCCCGGCCCGGACGAGTCCCTCGGGATCTTCGAATGGTCGGCGCCGGACGACTGCGCGATCGACGACCCGCTGATGTGGCGGCTCGCGAACCCCTCCCTCGGCTACACGATCACCGTCGAGGCGATCCGCTCGGCCCTCGCAACCGACCCGGAGCCGATCTTCCGGACCGAAATCCTGTGTCAGCGGGTCCCGGACCTGCAGCCGTCGAAGATCCCGCTCACCGCGTGGGTGAAGTGCGCCGACCCGACGTCGAAGATGGTCGGCGGGATCGTCCTGTCCTGGGAGGTCTCCTGGGACCGCAGCTACGGGGCGATCGGCGCCGCCGGCTACCGGCCCGACGGCATCCCGCACCTCGAGCTCGTCGACTACCTGCAGGGCACCGACTGGATGGCCGGCAGGTTCGGTGAGCTCGTCAAACGCCACCAGGTCCTCGCCGTCGTCTTCAACCCCGCCGGGCCCGGCGCGTCGATCCTGACCGAGGTCACCGACCGGCTCCCGGTCAAATTCGAACCGAAGCCGATGACGGCGCGAGACCAGGCCAACGCCTGCGGCCGGCTGTACGACGCGGCCACCACGAAGGCGATGCGGCACCTCGGCGACGACCGGCTCCTCGAGGCGCTCCGGAAGTCCGCGACGCGGCCGCTCGTCGACGCGTGGGCGTGGGACATGCGCACCTCGGCCGGGGAGATCAGCCCGCTCGCGGTCGTCACCAACGCGCTGCACGGGCTGTACGTGTACGGGAAACCCCCACTGCCAGCCCCGCCGCCGATCGTGACCGAGGTTTCCGACAAGACCGCCGAGCTCGGTACCAATTTCCTCGACATCGGATTTTGACGAGGGGGTGAAGCATGGCCCCGATCACCGCCCCGACGACCGAGATCGGCTACACCCAGACCCCGAACTACAACTGGTGGCTGTACGAGAACGAGACCACGCCGGAGCTCATCTGGCCGATGTCCGTCTACGTCTACGACCAGATGCGCCGTCAGGACGCGCAGGTCGGATCGGTGCTGCGTGCGGTCACCGAGACGCTGCTGCGGACGCCGTGGCGCATCGACCCCGCCGGCGCCCGGGCCCGGGTCGTGAAGTTCGTCGCCGACGACCTCGGCCTGCCCGTCGTCGGGAAGCAGCCGACCGCACCGCCGCGGCTCAAGGACCGGTTCAGCTGGCCGACACACCTGCGCGAAGCCCTGCTCATGCTGCCGATGGGCCACTCGTACTTCGAGCAGGTCTACCGGGTCGCCGCAGACGGCTCCGCGGCGCACCTGCGGAAGCTCGCGTACCGGCCGGCGAAGACCATCGAGCGGATCGACGTCGCCCCCGACGGTGGCCTGATCGCGATCAAGCAGTGGTGGACGACCGCCGACCGGCGGCCCGAACCGATCCCCGTCAACCGGCTCGTCGCCTACATCCACGCCAAAGAGGGCGGGAACTGGCTCGGCACCTCGATTTTGCGCAACTGCTACAAGAACTGGCTCCTCAAGGACCGGCTCCTGCGCGTGCAGGCGCAGACGATCGAACGCAACGGCATGGGCATCCCGCTGTACACGGCGAACGAGTCCGAGACGGATCTGTCCGCGGGACTGTCGATGGCGACGAAGTGGCGGGCCGGCGAGGCGGCCGGCTCGGCGATCCCGTTCGGGGCATCGCTGAAGCTCGTCGGGGTCGAGGGGACCTTGCCCGACGCCGAACCGGCGATCCGCTACCACGACGAGCAAATTGCCAGAGCCGTATTGGCCCACTTTTTGAACCTCGGTACGCAGACCGGCAGTTGGGCGCTCGGTTCGACCTTCGCCGACTTCTTCGTCATGTCGTTGCAGACCCTCGCCGAGCAGATCCGCGACACCGCGACCTCGCACATCATCGAAGACCTCGTCGACATCAACTTCGGCGAGAACGAGCCCGCACCGCGGCTTGTCTTCGATGAGATCGGCAGCAGGCAAGCGGCGACCGCCGCCGCCCTGAAGACGCTCGTCGACGCCGGTGTCATCCGGCCCGACGAAGTGCTCGAGGAGTCGTCGCGGCAGCAGTACGGGCTACCACCCGCCGACCCGTCCACGGTCCGCACTCCTCCCGCACCGGCAGCACCCGACATGCTGCCGGCCCCGACGGAGACCGGCGACCTGAGTACCGCAGTGGCGGCGAGCGCGGACCCAAAAGCGGGCGCAGTCGAGGATGCGGATCTCGACGAAGAAGCCGGGCCGGACTCGGATGAGGTCGCAGCGGCTGGACCTGCCCACACACCGTCCGGCTTCAAGGGTGCTCACCGACTCCAGGAGTACTGGACCCGCGGCGAAGGCCTCACCAAATGGGCGTCCAGCGCACACCCGTGGACGGAGCTGTACCACCACCTCCTGAAGTACATTCCCAACGAGAACGAGGCGAAGGCGACCGCTGCGGCCTGGTATCACGATGTGTTCGGTACGTGGCCCGGCCACCACGATGGCGGACACGGCGTCAAGGCCAAGTTCAATCCGTCCGAGCCCCGGATCCCAGGCGGCGAGCACGGAGGGGAGTGGGGACACGGCGGCAGTGCTGGCAAGGAACTCAAGAAGGCAGGCAAGGCGCTCGAAGGTCAGGACGCCCTCGATGCCGCCCCGGCCAAACTGACCCGGGCGCCCGGTGGGCACTCCGGGAACTACACCGGGGAGAAGTTGTCCGGACCAAAGGGTATCGGGTCCGCGCGAGCCCTGTCCGAATACCAGGGCCTGGAATATGGGACCACCAACGGCATACTGCGCCACCCCGGTAGCGATGCCGAGGAGACCGACTGGGGAAAGGAGACGCTGGCCCGCATCGCCGACATCGACAAGACGATGGCAGCCTCTCCGCTGGAGCACGACGTTCAGGTGCACCGGATCGTCCAACATGGATCGGCCACTTTCGGCCGCGACGTCTGGTACGGGCACGTCATCGACTGGAACTCCGACGATTTCGACAAGCAGGACCGTGAGGCCGAGAACTGGGAAGCCGGCGCCCGCCCGGATCTGACCGGCCTGCGCTGGAGCGATGCCGCATACTCCTCGACGACGGTGGACCCGAAAGCGGCCGAGGCGTTCGGTGGCCGCTGGCGTACGAGCAACTCGGCGATCGACGGCGAGCCGGTCATCATGTCGATCCACGTCCCGGCCGGCACCGGAGGCGTCCAACTGTCCGAGATCGGCCACGAGGCCGAGATCCTGCTCGACCGCGGACTGACGATGCAGGTCGTCGCAGACCACGGTGTCGGCGACGACGGATTCCGTCGCCTCGACGTGGAGGTGGTGCCCAGTGGCAACGCCAGCTGAGCGGATCGCCATGGGTCCGGTAACCGTTCTTGCGCTGCCGACGACGACCAAGACGGTCCGTGGTATCCCGCGCAAGCGAGTGGCGGGCGCGCCGCGCCCAACTCCACCGGCCGCTACAACGACCTGACCGGGCCGCGCTCGAACCGTCCCCATCCCCCACGCATTCCCAGTCCATTGAGGAGGTGCGTGGGATGACGCACGCCCTGAACGCTGCCGGCTACGAGCCGCCACACGTGCCGGCAGGCTCTCCCGACGGAGGCCAGTTCGGTCCGACCGGCGGAGGCAAGGCCCCTGCGAGGACGCCGAAGAAGACCGTTCCGAAGAAGACGACCCGCCCGGCCGCCCACGACAACGGGACCCTGGCCTTCGATCCGAAGTCGAACCACGGCACCGGATACGGCACCCCGCACGGCGACCCGCGCGTCCACCGGCTGCAGCAGGCCCTGAACCGGCTCGGCATGACCGACGCCGAAGGGCATCCGCTGCTGCTGGACGGGAAGCTCGGCCCGCGGACGACCGCGGCGGTGAAGAAGGCGCAGCAGCAGTTCGGCCTGCCGCAGGACGGGAAGGTCACGCCGGCGCTGCTGGCCCGCCTCACCGCGGCGAAGACCCCGGCCAAGCACACCCCGGCACCAGCCAAGCACGCCCCGGCCAAACCGGCACCCGCGAAGCCCGCACCGGCGAAGCACGTCCAGAAGGTGACGTACGCCGCCGTCGACCCGCAGCAGCCTTACGGCGACGTCGCGTACGCCGACCCGGGCTACCAGTCCGACGGCAAGAAGCGGTACCCGCTGGACTCCGAAGCACACTGCCGTGCGGCGTGGAGCTACATCAACATGCCCGGCAACGCCGCCATGTACACCGCGCAGCAGGTTACCGACATCAAGGCGAAAATCAAGGCTGCAGGCCAGAAATACGGCGTCGATTTCGCTGACGGCCAGAAAATGCAGGCCTCATCGGACCTGAAAAGCGTCGAGATCGCCCGGCCCGGCACGTGGAAACTGTCGTCCGGCGAACTGACCGTGACACCGGAGATGCTCGCCGACGCGGCCCGGTACGCGCAGCGGCCCGGCGCCCGCCCGTCCCCGGTGAAACTCGGCCACTCCGACCCGCGGTTCGCCGGCGACGGCGAGCCGTCCCTCGGCTGGCTCGGGAACCTCCGGGTCGAGGACGACAACGGGCCCGTCCTCGTCGGGGACATCACCGGCATGCCGGACTGGCTCGCCGCGGCCGCCCCGACAGCGTGGCCGGACCGGTCGATGGAGGGCTGGACCGACTACGAGGACGACGGCGAAACCTACTCCCTCGTCGTCGACGGCCTCGCCCTGCTCGGTGTCACCCCGCCCGGCATGTCCTCTATCCGGTCGCTGCGGGACCTGCCGCAGGCCTTGGGCGTCGCCGCGTCCGCCCGGATCGTCGCGCGTGCACCCGACCCGCCACCCGATCCAGCAACGGGAGCCCCGCCGAGCGCGGGGCTTTTTGCTGCCCGAACTCCCGCCCTGGAGGCGGAAGCGCCAACAAAGAAGGAGATCCGCGTGGATCCCGTAAAAATCCGAGAGGCGCTGGACCTCCAGTCCGACGCCTCCGAGGACGAGGTGATGGCCGCCATCGTCACCGCCGGCCTCGCCCCGCCCGCCCCCGACCCGGCACCCGTGCAGGCGAGCCTGTTCGATCCGCCCGCCGCACCACCGACCGCGGCACCCGCGCGGGAGATGGCCGGCACGATGCGGGTCGACGCGTCCGCGTGGGAAGCCGCCCAGGACCGCATCAAGCGCCTCGAAGCCGCCGCGGACAAGCAGCGGGTCGCCGAACGCGACCAGATCATCGCCAAGGCCGTCCAGGACGGCAAGTTCGCCCCGGCCCGCCGCGAGCACTGGGTGCGGCTGTGGGACGCCGACCCCGAAGGCGCCCGCGAAGCCATCGACGGCCTCGCGCGCAACGTCATCCCGGTGACGGCGTCCGGCTACTCCGACGCGGACGGCGAAGAACTCGACCGCGAGTACGCCAGCCTGTTCCCGCCTACCACTCGCAAGGGGGCGTGAACATGTCCGACTACTCCCCGGTGTACACCGGCGGGGCTCTGCCCCTGACCTTCACCGCCGCATCGGCGATCACCGGCGGCCAGGTCGTCGTCGCCGTCGCGACCGGCACCGTCGGCCCGGCCGCCGGCGTCTCTGCGGTCGCGATCGGTGTCGCCGCGCACGACGCGGCGACCGGCGCGCGGGTCTCCGTGTGGCCGCTGACGAACGTCGTCCACGAGATCGTCGCCACCGGCACCATCACCGCCCTGGACGGCATCAGT